TTCATTACAACACTTCTTCTCATACTTCCAATCAGCTTTAAATGGTCGGTAAGATCTAAACCTTGGCATAATAGTTTCTGTTTTCATGCTGCTAGTTTTCTTTTCTTTGCTTCTTGTTTTACTAAATGTGTAATTTGCATACCTGCCGAACGGTCATCTTGCTCGGCAAGTTTCAGTAATAATTTGTACGTATCAACGGCCACTGCCACCGACTTGAACTTTTTGATATTCATTTTCATCCTCTGGTTTATCATCGTACTTGTGATTCAACAACTCAACGTCACCAAGGTCAATTGTTGGTTGACTTGATGAGTGGGCCGCGGTCGGTGTAAAGCGTCTCCCGCAATTACGAGCAAGCTTCGTCCATGTTTCCGCATATTCTTGATAGTGCTTCATCATTGGTTCATCACCAATCATTCGTGAATCATTAGCACGCATTAAATTTATTTTAGCTCTAGCTAGTCTAGTGCCAAGTCTGAAGCCTTCTTTAAAACAAGCTTCATAATCTTCTTTTAATATAGTCATATCTTTCTCCTTCATTAAGTGAGTAGGGGGATTCTTTGACTACCCCCAACCTTTTCGCGACAAGTCAAACTGTCCTAGCTTAACTACTACTTCAGTACCAACCCTCACACCCTCAGTCATTCGACCATACCTTGTGAGAATCGTGCCTTACTACCTTGTTACAGTTGTTCAGCCATACTCAGAAGATGTTGCACCATCTTCATTTAATATCGCATTTAATCTAATTTAATGGGACAGTCAAGAACTATTTTCAACAAACATACTGGATTCAAGGCACCATGTTTGTACGTATATAGGTTCAATACCTACCTCAGCAGCTCTTTGATACACATTGTTTTCCACAATAACACGGCGGTTTTCACAGATGTCTTGATTAAAATATAATTCTGCTTGATGCTTAACAGACGACATACCAGGAACAGAGAACATCGAAATTAATAACCAAATCTTAATCACCTGCATCGCCCCAGTTGTCACCGCATTCAACGTCGACTTTACTAGGGACGGCTAATTCAACACAGTTTTCCATAATGTCTTTAATCTTATCCTTATCTGCATCACTTGCAACAGAAAAGTCTAACTCATCATGAACTTGTATATGTGCTAAATATCCTTCTTTGTGTAATTCTAACATGGCTTTCTTTGTTTGATCAGCAGCAGAGCCTTGTATTAATCTATTAAGTGCTTTGTAGGTCCATGCACGTTTGATCATACTTTCGCCGTATTGTTGCTGGGCCTCGGTCAGTGGTAGGGCTTTCTGGCCCCATTCATTCGTTGGCTCCCATAAATCAAAACGGCAACGCCTACCCTCCAACGTAGACAAATAACCTTTCTTACCTGCTTTGTTCATGGTATCATTCATCAATTGCTTAACAAAAGGAACGCGTTCATTGTACGCCGCTAATAGGTCACTAGCTGTCTCTAAATTAACACCAAGCTGTGACATGAGTTTACCCTTACCCATACCGTAAAATAGCCCTAAATTGATCGTTTTAGCCTGTTTACGAGGTATATCAGCCATCTTTGATACCATTTTATGAAAGTCCGTTGTTGGATCTTCTTGATACGATTCAACAAACTTACCAGCTCCTGTAAAATGACGGAGACTAGCATAGTGTACCACGAGCCGTGGTTCTTGTTGCGAGTAATCAAAGATACCCCACTCACAATCTTTTTCAGGAATAAAGATACTTCTGATCAGTGGGCCGAGAATCGCGTGCCGTGCAGGAATTTGCTGTAAATTAGGATTCGAGTAACTAAATCTCCCTGTTACCGTTCCTCCTTGATCCGAACGCATTTGGTGGATCTCAGCGTGAATCCTCCCTCGGTACGAATGCTTGGTAATGCTTTCGATGAAAGTGGTTCGTGCTTTGTTAATCTCTCTTGCTTCGACAACCATCTTGGCAAGCGGACTATCGTGCGTTGCCAAAAAGTTTTTATCAAACTTTGGTTGACCTGTCGGTGTGCGGTCGTACTTGATGTTAAGCGCATCAAAAGCTTTTGATACAGAGGCAGCAGCCCATACTTCCACATCTTGGTTCGTAAGTTTCTTAATAGAGCGAAGAATTTTATTTTCTTTTTCTTGTAGATCATTTTTGATGGCCTCCGCTTTTTCTAAATCAACACGTACCCCGCGTTGTTTCATCTCAAATAAAACAGGAAACAGATCTGTTTCCAATTCAAAAATATTAATTAAGTTTTGTTTTTGTATTTCCGTGCGTAAATGATGCCATAACTTTAATGTTACAGCAGCATCTTGCTCTGCGTATTCTCCTACGTGTGAGGCTGGAAGCTTCCATAGCTCTCCTTTCGGATCTAGACCCCACATTTTGGCAGCTTCGTAGAGTTGGGTTTCCGATTTCGACTCTTGTAGATAGTCTTTACTTAATGAGTTTAGATCGAAACGAAACCTATTCTCATCTACTAAAGGTGCCGCAATAAGAGTATCAATTATTTTACCTTTGATGTCAACACCCATCGCTTTTAACCAGCCTACATCATAGAAAGCATTGTGAAATATATAATTTTTATCTTCATACGAGCATTGTTTTTTAATCCAACGCGTAACAATTTCTTTGTCCATGTTTGGCGGTGTGTCGTGAGCAATGGGGTAGTAACCACACCACCCTTCGACGGCGACGGCGATGCCCACAACTTCACCATGTTTACGAATATAACCTGGACCTGTATCTTTGATACCAGGATCGCGTGTCTCTAAGTCAATAGCTATCTCGTCGTAACCAGATAGGTCAGGAAAATGATCAGGCATCACCCATTCACTGGGCATGCGGTGTACTTTAGGAAACCAATTAGGTTGTTCTTTCATCTATTTCTCCTGCGATGGCCGCATAAGCTGCAAGATCGACGTAACTATCTTTTTTATGCGCGTGTTTTAATCTGGCAATTTTTACCAACCCCATACAAATAGCAACATCATGCGGTGTAATTTCTTTATCAAGATACGCACTCCATAAGTTTGCAATGTTTTGATGGTTCGTTAGTTTATCACCGTAGTCTTCTTGACGATCACCGCCAACAAGAGTTTTAGCTTCTTCTAATATTTTCTGACATATCATATGTATTACCTTGTTGTATAAATATTGATTCAAATTCAAACTGACCTTCTGTTCGGTGAACCACGACTAATTGTTCTTTAGCCCTTGTTGCCCCCACATAAAAAACGCGTGTTTCATCATCCATTCCTTGTCGTGAATCTTTCATCGAACTATACGGACCGTATGATAAATCCGTTAACAACATCACATTATCTCTTTCGCCACCTTTACTTGCGTGTATGGTAGATACTTCGATACGCGGTGTATCATCTAGTTTATTTCCTTCGCGCATAATCGCTCTGAGATAATTTATTCTCTTTCTAAATCCTTTCGCATTTAATACATCATACCATTTCATGTCACGTACGTCCACGTCTTTAATTTTTTCACGAAGTCCAAACTCTTTGATGAGTGTTTCTAAAGAATAAATACCACTTAGTTCGCCTTTAAATGTACCATAATTTCTTTTGATACGTGTGCTATCCATAAATTGATATAACGTATCACATTGTTGTCCTGAAACTTTGTGTCCTTTTTGTAAACGTGTCCACGCTTTGATAGCTTCAATATATTTTAAATTAATAACAGATTGACCATAGCGTTTATATAACCAACCATACATCTCTAATGACTCACATACTTGCTTTACAATTTCATGTGTTCGACATAAAATTAACCACTCTCCTTCTTGCAATCCTTTGTTTAAAGGTCTGATATTTAAGAACTTTACCTCTCCTTCTTCTTCGCGTGGATTGTATGTTTTATCAATTCTTTTTGAAATTCGCTGTGCTAATTTTGTGGCAATAATGTGCACACTCTTTGGTATACGATATGATTGTTTTAACGGAATAACATTATTGGTAGGATCCATCGCCATATCAATAAAGTGTTCAATGTCTGCACCAGCCCAACGAAAGATTGCTTGATCATCATCACCAGCAACATATGTTTCAATTGGTTGTGCTACTTCTTCTATCATACTTATTACTTTCCATTGATGAGCGGATAGATCTTGTGCTTCGTCAACAAATAAATATTTTAATTGTGGTGGATTTCTTTTTTCTAAAAAACGGTTAAAATAATCAACGTATTCTAATTTTTGTCTATCACGTTTAAAGTTTTTTAAATCTAAATCCATTTGTTCAATCGTGTTCCGTGCGCCGTAGTCATTGAGCTTTACTGTTTGAAACACGCGTCGTAGTCTATCTTCTTTATTAGGATATTTTGCGTATGCTAAATTAATGATGTCTTGATATTCACTCTTTGCTGTCGGCATGGATATATCAACACCATTACCTTTTTTCATTTTATTAACAAAGAGACGACCCGTGATCCGTGAAAGTTCTTCATAGTCCTGTTCATCCATGATGTCCGTTCCCTGCAGCTGTAGACGCTTGTAGGCAAGCGAGTGCAACGTACAAAAGTATGGATACATTTTCTTTAATTCATCTTCACTCCACTTAATAGTATTAACTCTATCACGTATTTCTTCTGCCGCTTTTACCGTAAAACTAAAGTATCCAATTTCATCAGGACGACAGTGACCTTCGTTAATTAATCTATCTACTTTCTTTTTTAGAAAGGTTGTTTTACCTGTGCCAGGAGGGCCTATAACTATATTTCTACGCATCTTCATCCTCTTTCATTTCCCTTTCATGTCTTTCACGTAATTTGTCTTTGATTAAAGCTCTGTTTCCTTTATTAACATTTTCACTCGATGTGTTTTCTTTATAAGAAGCCCATTCTAAATTACTTATTCTAAAATCATGGTTTTGATTGTTTTTATGGTTTATTAATTTTTTTACAGAGGGGTTGTCATTTACAATAAAAGCACAGCCAACTAACCTATGAATTAAATGATAGTATGTTTTTTTTGTGACAGAACAAGAAAATCCAAAATGAACATATTCATCTTTTCTAATATGCGGCTGAAGAAATTTTTTTGATAAATTACTATACAAAGAAGGAAAAACATTTCCGTAAAGATAAAGTGCAGGGTGTGTATATCCTGTTCTATAAAGAAAATAATCGCCTCTTTGAATTTGATTTAATAAAGGATAACACTGTCTTGCAGGATCATATATATCAACAACGTCAATCTTATCAATATTGTAATATTCACTAAACGTTTCATTTTTAAATAATTCTAACTGCATATTAATATGGATCCTCTTCCGTAAAGTCTTTTTCTTTTAATTTATATTCTGTCTCAATTATATTAGATGGTATCTTCCATACATGCTCTGACTTTGTGCCAACACGAAGCTTTGCAGAATTACCACTAAACTCAGAAAATACTTTAAACATGTGCGAATCAGACATTTTATTAAATCGCTTTGTCTTTAAAAAATCTCTAAATGATTGAGGTTTAAAGAATAAATAATCTTTATGTTCGTACACCATACCTGTGAGAACATCTTGTCTATCTTTTGCACCACCATTATTCTCTAAGAATATTTTTAATTGATCTAAGAATTGACCTTTTGCTGTAACTTCGCCAGGTAAATGTATGTAATCACCTTCACCCATGTTCTTTAATAAACCATCAACAATATCTGCCCATATTGCAGGGGCGATGGGCCGCGGGCTTTCATTCGCTTGCGCTATACATTGTTTTCTATACTCACCGTGATTGGCTAATTGATCAAGTGATAAGATAATAACTTTACCGTTATGTGTCACTTCATACATCGGATTATCAGACACCCACTTTTTTAAACTGGTAATGTCATTCGACGCAGAATTACCAATACCGAACTTCTGTGATTGACATTTAATCTTTTCACACACGGATTTAAACGTTGGTTCTTCACACCGATAAAAATATTTTTTATCTTCTACTTGTTTAAATATTGTTAGCACCTCTCTACTTGGTAAAGGTGGATTAAAATATTTTGTATTATACTGATCTAATTTTTGTTCTAATTGATCAGGAAAACGTTGTCGTAAATAAATACCTAATTGAAATAAACATTGATTGCGTGAGCCTTCAGCAAAGCCTTGTGATGCCAAGGTAATGAGACACGGAGGAGCGCCTTTGAAATCATCATTTGATTTTTCGGTAACAGGTTTGTCGATAATAACCATGCTGAGATTCGATACGACTTTACTTTCATAATGCGTTATAAACATACCCAATTCAATCAATGCATTACCTTCATCATCTAACGCATATCTTGTCGGATACTCTGGGTGGTTATACGGCAAGTTTAAAAAGTTACCTGTACCTTTTGAGTTCAGTTCAATTTGTTTTGGAAATATCTCACTCTCACCGTAGCCTAACCATGCAGCTATCTCTGTTAGTTTTATTTGCATATCTCTTGCAGTGCATGGCTCATCTACAAATAAAAATACATGAGCACCGCCGCTTTTTGATTTACATACAACCAACGGCAATTTCTTATCAAGTATTTGGGTGATTAATTTTTTATGATCGAATCCATCGTAGGTATCTATGTCTATAGCGCCCCATCGACACGTGTTATCGTCTCTAATTGGTATAATACCAAGGGATGGTTCTTTACCATCTAAGTGATTATTCCATTGTAATTCTGTAAGTTCTTGTTTTTCTATCCAAGATTTGGCTTCTATCTTGCCATTTTGATTTTTAGATCGGCTTTCAGTTTGACCGTACGCTCTGGTTAGCCCAGAAAATATTTCAATAAATTTTTGTCTCTCTTCCATAATTTCTCATTCATAGTTGAGGGAGCAGTATTTTTTTGTAGGAGGAAAAATGATGCTCCCTCGGTGTTAACTAAGTGTCTAGTACGCGTCGGAAGCCGCGTTGTCAACACTTTCGTCTTCGTGCTTAACTTTTATCTCACCAGCATCAACAGACGCGGAGAAAGCCTTTGCTTGTGAATACAAGTCAGCATCTTCGATTGGACCGACTCTAGAGACGTCCCAACCAAACCATTCACCCAAATCATTCGATTCTGCAATCGTTTTCAAAGAATAAATGTGAGAGTATGAAGGTGGTGTAAATAACCCCTTCGAACCTTTTAACTTTAACCCAAGCATCAAAGAGTTCCATCTTTTCGATTTCTTTCTTTGCGTGCTTTTCATCGCAATAAGAGCTTGTGACCAAACTCCATTATCACTTTTGACTAAACAAAAATGATTAGCCGTATCTTCGATATAATTGCCATTACTCAATCTATCTTTACGTTGATCATCTCGTTGAGTTTTTGACAGTATGTCACTGTCACCAGAATAGATATTGACAGGAGCACCAGTGCCCTTGCCTCTATCTTGCCATTCAATATATTGACGTTGGTAAGAGCATGGAATAACATCCACACCTTTTGTTCCGTCAAATATTTCTTTTGTTAGCGTATTGTAGATCATTCCACTTTCCGCTCCCTCAATGTATTGAGGATCTCTCTTCTTAATCTGTGGTGACGTATCACTTAGAATACGAAGAAAAGGAATTGCAAGATCATCCATGCCTAGTTGCCCTAGCCCTTGATTAGCGTCTGCTTCAAACATGCTAGGATCAAATGCAACAACGTTTCCTGCTTCTTTAGTCTTTACAGCGTTTGCCATATTTACTCCTTATTTTTTCTTGGTTATTTTTGTCTTCTGTCCGATAAACAAACTAAACGTATTGTCTGGGACAGATTTTCCTTCTTCGTGCCACTTTTTAATAGTGGCTTTCAGTGTCGAAGGATGCACTGAAACTTTTACTTCAGGAATGAGGCCCATGTTTTTTATCTCTTCTTCAAGATGTTTAGCCATGTTGCCTTCTCCCTTACCGAAACTTATACCCACTTGGTTTTTAATTATATCTCCCAAGCCGTTGTCTTCTAACCATTCATAACAAGCCTTAGATTTCTCAGCATCTTTAGGTATAGATACATAAATATCCTCTACCACATCTACTTTAGAACCGTCCATCATAGTAGTGGATGTCATTCCTAATTCTTGCATTTTACCTGGTATAACCTCACCAGATAATTTTCTGTGTTGTTCTTTTAAATCTTTTAATGCTGCTTCTGTATCCTCAATCTCGGACTCCATCTGTAACTGCTTACGAAGCAATTCTGCAACAGATTCTAATCCTGTTTGATCAATATTAGCAACATCTTCTTCAAAGTTTATCTTGCTCATCTATTTCGCCTTTCTCGTTCAAGTTAACACTTACAGGATAATAGCGCTGTGCTTTCTTATCCCACTTTAAAATATTGAATTTACCTCTGTTCATTTCAGCGGCAACACAACAAGCAATACCCATCGCTGCAGGATCACCCATCATCAATAAATAATCATCATCACTAAAATCTTTTAATTTTCTTTTTAACTTACGTATGGCAGGTTGTGGACTAAACATAATTTGTTGACCACTCTCAAACAATACCACAATTTCGCCATAATCAGCGGCACTTAACACACTGATGTAAGGATTTTCTTGTACTAAAAATACAGTAGGTTTGCCTTCTGTTTTTTCTTTTTTATATATTTCACTCATACTTTCTGTCCTACGTCTTTACACTTGTATTTTTATAATGCAAGTAGTATATACCATTCTTAGAAAGAAATAAATGGATTATTATGGAATACAGATTTAAAACAAAACCTTTTCAACATCAATTAGATGCATTGAAAGAGAGTTGGAACAAAGAAGTTTGGGCCTTATTCATGGAGATGGGCACAGGAAAAACAAAGGTTTGCATTGATAATATTGCTATTTTGTATGACAAAGGCAAGATAAATGCTGCTTTGATCGTTGTACCAAACGGTATCAAACGTAACTGGCGCAACGAATTAGGCATACATATGGCAGATCATATTAACTATCGTGTCGCTGTGTGGTCAGCATCGCCAAAGAAAAAAGAAAAAGAAGAGCTTGATCAGTTGTCCGTGGTCGTTGATGACTTAACCGTTCTTGTTATGAACATCGAAGCGTTATCCACGGTTCGTGGTCGGGACTTCGCAAAAAGTTTTCTCATGAAGAATAATGCATTGATGTGTGTCGATGAGTCTACGACGATTAAAAATCATTCGGCAGCACGTACAAAAAATATAATTAAGATAGCAGAGCTTGCAAAGTACAGACGTATCATGACAGGTTCACCTGTTACGAAGTCACCACTTGATTTGTTTTCACAAGTTCAGTTCCTTGATCCGTGGTTGTTGGACCAACAATCGTATTACAGTTTCCGTGCACGGTACGCCGTGATCGTTCAGCGTAGTGTCGGCACCCATTCTTTCCAACATATTGTCAGATACCAGCGATTAGACGAATTACAGGCAAAATTACAAAATTTTTCGACGCGTGTCTTAAAAAACGACTGTTTAGACCTACCTGAGAAGGTTTATACGAAGCGAGCTGTGTCATTGACCGCGGAACAGGTAAAAGCTTACACAGAGATGAAAAAAGCGGCAATAACGTTCTTTGAGGAAAATGTGATGACCGCTGCCTCTGTTTTGACACAAATGATACGACTTCATCAAATTACCTGTGGTCATGTCAAGACCGATGACGGAGAAGTCAAATCTATCAAGAGTAATCGTATAAAAGAATTACTGGAGGTACTCGAAGAGACAGATGGTAAGGTTATTATCTGGGCCGTGTACCGTTATGACATACAAGAAATAGAAAAAACATTAGGAGAGAAATATGGCAAAGAAACTGTGGCAACTTATTATGGTGATACCAAAGATAGTATACGTCAGTCTATTGTTGACCGCTTTATGGATCCTGGAGACAGTTTACGTTTTTTTGTGGGAAACCCCAAGACAGGAGGCTATGGTCTTACTCTTACTTCTAGTCACACTGTTGTGTATTACTCTAACGATTACTCATTAGAAGTACGATTACAATCAGAAGACCGAGCGCATAGAATAGGGCAAACATCGAAAGTGACATACGTAGATTTAATGGCAGAACATACCATCGATGAAAAGATTGTAAAAGCGTTGAATAATAAAATAGATTTAGCGAGTCAAGTGATGGGTGAAGATCCGAAGAAAATATTATTTGAGTGAAGCAGTCTGTGTTTTTAAAAGTAAATCCATTTTTGTTTCAAGTCTTACTAATCGTTCATTCATTTCTGGTATTTCTTTTAGGACTATTGCTTCTAGTGTGTCTGCTTTTTGTTCAACAGCCTCTAGCCTTGATGACAGCATCATATAAGAAGCACCAGCACCAAAAACAATAAGTGCTAACCAAACAGCGTCTCTAAAAGTTAAGTCTTTCATAATTTAAATTCCCGCGTCAAAGTTTGGAGCTAAGTCTACCTCATTTTGATTCATCATGCCACCCATATTTTTATAATCTAATGCTGTGCCGCCTTGCATGTGAAAATTTCCAGGTTGGCTAGGATCTATACTTCTTAATGTTTTTAAAGCCTCTCTTGCTTCAGGTGTATTACCAAATGCCACATTACCACCATAAAAATCTAAACCTGTGTCAAAAGGAGTAATACCTTCTCTCTTTCTTAAAGCCTCTATTCCTGAAGGTGTTGTCTTTTCATCAACTTCAATATCGTATTTTTTCTTTGCTTCTTTTATTTCACCTAGTGTTAACGGTAAATTTGGTTTTTTTGTAATTTCTATTTGTGCAAACACACCATCAGCCGCGTTTATAAGGCCACCATCTTTTGCATTCAAAGCTCCTGTTAATAGGTTTTGAAGAGGACTGTTGGATGCATACGTGTCTACTGTTTCTTGTGCATCTGGATAAACAATATCTGCTGTACCAAGATCAGGCATCGCAAAGTCTTGTGTTGTATCTGTTGTATCAGATCCAGAACCTGAATCACCACCTCCTTGATTATACGCAGATGATATACCTGAGCCACCTTGTTGAGGATTACCTGTAAAAGGATTTTTACCCATGCGATCAAGTTCTGCTCTTGCAGCAAATATTTTGTCTGCAAGTCCTGGATATTTTGATGCATCAAGTTTAGCTAAATCTACCAATTGACCTGTTGTTTGATTTAAATTTGGATTAGCATCATAAAAAGCAGTAGGGTCACTTGAATATTGTGCATATTTACCAAGTTTACCTGTTTTAGCAGTTGCTAAAGCGTCATCTAATTTTTGATCAAATATTTCTTCTATTGATTTTGGATTTTTATCAGCATATTCACTTGTTCCTGCATCAAAATTTAAATCATCACCGAATGCCTCTTTTAAAAGATCGCCGTGATCACTTAAATATTGTTTTTTAAAATTTGGATTGTCTTTATTTTTTTCAAATAATAAAGCTAATTGTGTTAATGCTTGTGGATCTTGAAATGTTTCAACAGTCGGTTCTGCTAACATTTTAAATGGTGTCATTAATACTCCACCCAAGCCTCCCATAGTTGTATAATCTTTAAAAAAATCATAACCAGCATTAATACCTGTTCCTAAAGCATTACTTATGTCACTAAACATCTGACTAGCAGGATTTTTCTTTTTTTCATATTCACCTGCCTCAATCTGATCTTGAACATCTTGCATGGAAGTTCCATACAGTTCTTCTCCTTGACTCTGTGATTCTTGTGCTTGTGGACTTTGATCTAAAGTTATATTACCTGATCCTCCTTGATTATTACCAAAACCTCCTCCCACGTCTGCAGCTTGCTGTGCTTGTGCTGCTGCCTGTGAAGGTGTGCTTCCAGTGTTTTCAAAAAAAGATTGTAACGATTCTTGCGTTTGACCTGGCATTATTTTTTCCTTGTGCTAGCAATACCACCTTGATTCATTCTAGAAGCAATTGCTTGGTTAAGATTACCTGTGGACATTGCAATTCGTTGTTGTTGATTTAATTTATTTTGATCAACCTTTGGTCTGTTAAATAAATTAAGAGGGTTTGGAAAACCAACAAGCGGACTGTTCATCACAGGTGCTATGTTTGTTTGATAAAACTTACCAAGATTAGTTAAAAACGGATTTGGTGATCCTGCTTTTCTTGGTATTCCTTCTGGATACATTTTTTGTAGCCCTGCACTAAAAGATCCTGGTTTGATTGGTTGATAATAAGTAGAATCACCTGTTGTTCCTTGAACACCGCTTAGTGCTGCATTAGCCGCTTGAGCTTCTGCATAATTAGCAACTCGTTGCCCTTGTTCCTCACCAAAAATATCTTTTGCTAATTTTTCTGCTGGATCCATGTTTGCTAATAAGAATTGTTGTTCATCAAATTTATTTGCTCCTACACCGCCTGGCGCTTTTACTGGTACAAGTTCACCTGATCGTGGATCTGTTTTAAACTTCATGTATTTAGAATATTCTGAGCCTGGTGCTTCCTTTGCTTTAGAAACAAAGTAATTTAATATTTCTGGTATACTTAATGCTTCAATTTTTTTGTCATAGAAATCTTCAATACCAAGAACAGTTTTCTGTGCTTTTTTACGTGACTTTTCTTTTTCAGGTGCTTCTCTTGTAATTAACGTTGAGCCTGATCCTGCTACATTAATTGGTGATGGTTCAATAGCACCTTTTTCTTTATCAAAAAGAATTTCATCATCAACAAACTTTGCAACTTCTATCAACGCATCTCTTCGAAGAGCAGGTGATAAATTATCATCAAGACCTTTCATAATATTTGCATATGCTTTTGGACTTGCTAAAAATTTAGATATACCTCTTGTTAGTAAAATCATACCAAGAGCACCAAGTGGATTAGCAAAACCAACACCAACCGTAGCTGCTGTTGTTAAAGCTTTTGGTCCAGCGAGAACTCCTCTTCGTTGTACGAATTTAGAAACATCTGCTACATCAAAACTTTGTACTCTCTCTGCTAATGTTAATAGATCATCAATTTTTTTATATGCTTCGACACCGCCTTTACCCATTAAGTTAAACATATTTGTCATTGCAAGAGACGTGGAGCGTGCTTCCATACCACCTATTGCATCAGCACCTACTTTATCTAAACCTAATGTCTTACGTAATCCTGATACATCTATAACGGGAACACCTGCAGATAATCCTCTGACATCACCAAAGTCTTTTAAAGAACCTCGTTGTTGCATTACAATACCGTCTTTTGTTTTAATAGGCATCACGTTTGTATCGTACACAGTGATGTATTTAGAAACTTGTTTATCTAACCAACCATTGGATAATCTGTTGAACATGTCAGGACCAACTTGTCGGTACAATTCATTTTGCGCTTTCATACTTGTTTGAATTGTTTTGGTATCCATAATTATATCAAACAATTGATCTGTTTGTACAATACCTGGTGCTTTTGGTGCACCTGGTTGCATAAACCGTGAATCAACAGTTGTCTCTATTGCTTGTCCTACTCTTGTTGCTCCTTGACCCGCGAAGAAAGAAGCAAAATCATCTTTGTTAGAATAGAAGAATGTATTAGCATCTGTTAAACGTTGTTTAGCAACTTCAGCTAGCACTTGGTTTCTACCGCTCATCTTTTTCCAATTAGTTAAATCATCCAAATCAGTACGTAAGTTTTTTGAAATCATACCAAGAATTTTACTTACCGCAGGAGATGATCCAGCTGATACACCACCTGTGCTTGGATTTAATTTTTTTATAGCTTCATTTACAGCTTGTTGTACGTCTCTAAATTGTGAAGCGGTGAGATACTCAGGCATACTACCCAATGCTGTTAAAGCTTGTACCATGTTTTGTTGTGCATTTGGATCACCTGTTACTAAGCCTAATGCTTCTCTTACGTTATAAACATATCGACTACCTACATCTACACTTGACAAAGGAATGTCAGATTTTTGAGCAGGAACGATACTGTTTAAATAACCAGTAACACGTTTAGTTGGAATAAAAGGTTCTGATATTTCTTTTGCAATATCATCATATGCCTCGTAAAGTGATGCTTTCATACCACTAAAGTTTTCAAAATTTTGTTTAAATGCTTTATATGAATCATCACCTAATGCTTGAATAGTATCTAAAGTTTTTTGATAAGGTGCTAACTCAACAAAAGTTTTTTGTAATTGTGTATTAATTGCTTGTTTTGCTGCATCCTGACTTTTTCGTATCGGTCCACCAACAAAAGGGAATACACCAACAACTCTTGCATAACCTTTAACACTATCAGAAGGCGTTGCCGCAATAATCGACATTGGAATATTATATTGTGCTGCCATTTGTTGTAATTCTTTTTGTGTCATGCTTGTTGGGCTGACACCTGTTCCTTTACTAACAAAGTTTTTCCATAACTTTTGTGCACCAAGAACACCTGCTGCTGCTCCGCCTGAGAAAGCCGCCTCCCACATAGCAGAGTCCATCGTAGACAGCATGTCTTCTGTAATACTCGGTTGTTTTGGTATTTTATTTCCTTTTTTATCTAATTTAAAAGTACCATCTTCATTCATTTCAAAAGCTGTTGGAAATGAATTTCTGTAAGCTCTATTAGCCCAGTTGTACGCAATATCATATGTAGCACTCGCTATACCACTGGTTGCACCTACGGTTGCACCTGTTGTTAGCACACCACCTTGTGATGCTTTATTTAAACCTTCCATAACTTTTGGCATTAAAAAATTTGAATATTGCGGACCCCAAGGAGTGTTGGCTAAGTTTGCTTTTTTCAAAGCAGCCATTAATCCTAAATCTGCAGCAACGACTGTAGCAATTCTACCTGACTCACCAGGATCTCTCGGCATTCTTCTTTTTGCAAATGTGATTGCATCAGCAACAATATTATCAAGTGTTGCAGGTAAGCCACCTTCTTCATCTCCTGCTATCCACGGAATAGGTATAACACCTCCGACATTTATTGTGTCTGTTTTATACGGAGTAGTTTGTCCTTCAAACTTCATTAATGAGGATTGAAAACCAATTGGATCTTCTTGTCGTCGTTCCGCTGTTTCAATAACTTTCGCTACTTCACCTTTCATCTGTCCAGACTGGCCTTCTGCAGCATATTTAGATAAATACTCCATTGCAGGTTCAGGAAAGTTTCCTGTGTTCAATTGCATCTTTTGACCTTGTTGAAAGATTGCTTGTAGTAACATGTTTCTCTCGTCTTCATTACGAGGGAAAGGACTGTTTTTAATGTTTCTGGATACACCATTAGGTGCTTTTACAACTTGATCTACCATAAACTCAAATTGGTGATCATTAAAACCTAATTCTGCACTAAACTCTCCTGGTAATCTATATTTAACTTGTGCCATTAGTCGTCTACTACCTCTCCTGTTATTTGTATATCCATTGTACCACCAGCAGTGTTGGTTCCTAAAACTCCTATATCATTAACATCTCTGAATGTCGCTCTATTATAGTAATTTTCAGGTAACGCATCTTGTGCAAATGGCGATAGATAAGCAGGTATATAATACCCTCTATCTATCCAATCCGTCATCCATGAAACAAAAGGATCTCTACCTGAAGTATCTCGCGGATTGTGCGCTGCTTGTTTAAAACCAGATACTTGATCACGAAGATATGTTTGAAATTCTCTTTGAACTTCACGAAGAGACGCATCAATACCTAAATCTGATTTACCATAAAGGTTTAATGTTAAAGAAGCTCTTTCAATGTCGTCTTTGTTTAATCGTCCTGATGCTTTACGTGCTCTTGCTAGAGCGTAAATTAACGATTGAATACGTACTTCGTTTCGTGGCAGATCAGGATCGTAACCTGAACCATTATTAAACAACGAAGGATAAACAAGATCTCCTTGTTCAATGTCCATCATTGTGCCGTCAGTTAATTTAAACTCTTTTAATCCTTCCGCTTTTGCTGCTCGGTATGCTTCATTGTCTTGAGCTAACATTGTTTGACCTGCTGTAACAGCTGCTGTTAATCCTTTTTGTTGTTCAGGAGATAAGATATTCTCTCTAATAATATTTCCTGCACCATCCTCTACTTGTATTGTTCCGAGGTCCTCGGTCAGTAAATCAGTAACCCAGTATCGTTTATTTGCTGTTGGTTTATAAAATTCTGAGTCTATGTCTTCATTAGCAAATTCACCTGTTAAAGACTGCCATGCAACAGTTACGTTTCTGTATGCATCTTGCCAAACACTTCTTGCTAAACCTGCCCAACCTGCACGGTCTGGTCGTTCTTGTAGTGATGTTCTAAGTTGTGATAAACCAACCATTGCAGCTGCTGTTTGATTGAGTGAACTTTGATAGTCGTTAAATCCTTGTATGTCTTTTACAGTCAAACCTTCTGCACCAGGTAATTCACCACCTGATGAGAATGTAATACCACCATTATCAATACTCATGTCTGCGTATAAACTTGCGTCTACCATAAGTGGCATACCGTCTGCTCCTGCAAGACCTGGGTGTATAGATAAATCCGCTGGTATCGCTACACGGCCGTCATTCATACGCATACCAATCATTGGTTTTGATGGTGTGCCTGTTCTTTTATTCATAAATTGTACAACACCAGGTTCTCCACCATGTTTTTCTTTTAAATAATCAGCATATAAATCAAAGTTTTTTTCGTAAGTTGCTCTTGTGTTGGCATTATTAATTGTTCTGTTTTCTTTATCAATGTCGTATGTTACATTTGCTAACTGTGTTTCAACATCTAATCCTTTTGTTATAGCGTTCCACTCCATAGATAATTGTTCAGCTCTATTTTGCTGTTGCGCATCCATAACAGCTTTTTGACCTTCTCGTTTAACACCTAGAAGAGCTGCTTTTCTTTCTCTTGCAGATGCTTTTTTACTTGCATTTATTTTTGCCAAGTTATCAATTAATTGTTGCCCTGCTTCAGCAATAATAGGAAAAGGTTTACCACCAAGAGAACGACCACCTGCTAAAGATAAACCAAACTGTGCCAGAGCCATTTTCTTTTCAAAGCTCATGTCGTCTTGTTGATATAGTTCTTTTATATCTTCTTCTTGATCAGCGTAGAAAGATTTTATTTCTTCTAAATCTCTTGCTGGGTTATTTGCATATTTTTTAACAAAAGCATCTATTTTTGCTCTTTCCGCATCAACACCTTCTCTGTATTTTTTTGGGTCTGCTTTTTCTAAATCAGCACTAAGAGCTAGTTCATTTTGTGTTAAAGCATTTTGTAATAAATTATATTGGTTTGCTGCTGAATCACCAATAACAAACTTTGCTAGTCCTGGATTTTTTGTTAAGTAATCAGCATCTGCTGCTTGATTAATACCAGAGAAATATTCATTCATGGTATTTTGTGCATTTGCCAATACATCTTCTCTTGGTGATTGTTCAACACTTGCAATACCACCCGCACCTGTTTCATACGGAGCTCCTGCTGATTGTCCTGAACCTAAATTTGTTCCGTCTGTATATACTTGTCTGTTTGTTGGTAAATCATAAATACCTACAAAGTCACTTTGATTAGGCATATTAGGGACATTATATCCAAAAGGATTATTAGCACTGTTAGGGTAATCTTGTGTTTTTAAATTTAAATTAAATGTTTTTTGTTGCATTCCTCATCCTCTACGACTTAGCACCTAATGCTTGCATGAACGAATTGTTAGGGAAAGCATCCCCAAATGCACTCAAGCCACTAAGTCCTGCAATACCTAAACCTGCGTATTGTAAAAGAGGATTTGTTGTTGGCACTGTAGTGTAGGTAGTTTGACCACTTGGTACACCACGAAGAATATCACTTGCAAATTGCATTCTTCTAAATGGTTCTTGTTGCGCTTGAAGCATATTTGATCTTGCAACATCAAGTCCTGCTTGACCCATCTGTTGTTGTAATCCACCAATACCAAGTAAACTTTTTACATCTTGACTTTGAAGACCTTGTTGTAATTGACCAAAGCCACCAAAAATACCACCAAGTTGTCCTTGTGTTTTAGCTAAGTTTCCTAGTTGTTGACCTGCCATTAGTTCTCTTCGTTCTTGTGATTCTTGTCCAGCCATCGCTGCTTTCAACGCTGAATCAAAAGCTTTTTGTGATGCTAAACCAATCTGTCCTGCAATACCTTTGTCTAATTCTGCTTCCTGTACAGCGTACCGTGAGCCACCAAAAGCACCGCCCATAGTCGCTTGTCCAGCTAATTTTGTTTTTGCAATATCACCTTGTCTTCTTATTTCATCCATCACATAAGTGTTGTATTGATTCATGTATGGATCGACCATTGTAGAAGGATCAAAGCCTTCTGTTGCTCCCGCTATTGTTTGTCCTGCTACTCCCGCTGTCGTTGCAGCATCCATCGCTTGTGCTGTTCCTAAATTTAAGAAAGGTTGAAAAGCACCAATACCTTGTTGTGCTGCTTGAAACGCTTGAAGTTGAGGTTGTGTAAACCCTGCTAATTGTTGTGCTGGTACAGGTTGTGATACACCTGATAAACCAAATTTACGATACTTAAATGCTTCATCTGTTTCTCCTGCTTGCTGTACTGCATTAGGATCACCAAATACAGATGCTAATAATTGTTCACCTCTCTCTTCGATATACGGAGGTTGTCTTACAATTTGTTCTGTTGTTTCTGCCATTATACTACCTTTTTACCAAATGGTTCGAGTTCTTTTTGTTGTTTATAAAAAAACTCTGCACCTTTATTTCTTGCCTCTTCTTTTGTTTTTGCACCACCATACTTTACACCAGCTCCTAACACACTTACAGCTTTAGTTACAAATTCTCCATCACTTAACATAGCAGGAATATCATCACTTGTCATCGTTCCTGGACCTGCTATTTCACCATTTTTACGATTAAATGCTTCTATACCACCTTGTTCAGCAACAGTACCCCCTTCTTTTAATCCTACAATACCACCATTTGCAAAACCATATACATTAATTGGATCTACTGGGGCAGGATATATTATATCAGTTGGAGTAACGTCAAACGGAGGAACACTACCAATTTCAACATCAGGTCTCATTTTAACATCATCTTTATCATCTTGGTTTAACAAAGCTGTAACTGCTCCACCTATTATAGGTAGTTTTGCCATGCTAAGATAATCTGCTATTCCGCCACCAAATCTAACTGGCTTTCCACCTATAGTTTGTCCTGGACCTGTTGGTTGTCCCGCTACTAAATTCATTAACGCCTCTTTAGTTGTTAAGCCTGATCCTGCTACACCTTTAGTTCCAAGCAACTTTCCAGTGGTTGCATAATTACCAGCTAAACCACCAATACCACCAAGCATAGCTCCTTGAAGAGCTCCTTTAGTTCCACCGTATTGACCAAGTAAAGCACCAATACCCGCGCCAGCTAATGGTCCAAAAGCAAAACCTGCAATAGGGGCTGCAATAGGTGCAATCTTTTTTGCCGTTTCTCTGACTTTTCTAAAAAATTTTTTTAACATGTACTCCTAGCAATCATGACTTGTTTTGGGCAAGGAGGCTGGCCTT